AATCAACTTCAAATTATATCATTGTTAATGGTGTTACAATTCGTAAATCAGGTAGACACGCATTCAACTTCTTTGGTGGATGTAGTCATTTTAAAATAATAAACTGTATGGTTCTAGATGTTGCTGTTACAGGAAACGCTTTTAACTTTGCAGGGTCTAATACAAAAATCGGCCACGTAAGAGGAAATCATGTAGTTGATACTGTAATGGTCAATGTAGTTGCTGCTACTGCTGGAATGGATCGTCTATTCTTCAACGATAATTTTTATGCTGCTTCAATTAATACACCAATTAACTCTACTGCAACTAATTCTGATACGACAGGTAATCACACATTCTAAAGTAAAATAAACAATTAGAGAGTTGGACGGTATTCCTAATACTCTCTTTCTTTTTTTAAAAAGGAGGATCATAATGTCAAAATATAATTTGGTTAAACAGAAAGATTTAGATCTAACGAATGCAAATGTAACGGCCAATGCTACATCCTTAGCCGGAAAGGCGGCTCAAAGTGATTTAGATGATTTAGTAACAAAATATACAAATTACGTAAATGCAAGAATATTATCAAGTCAACCACAAAGAAGCAACTATCTTTTATTTGATAGTTTTGCAAGAGCTGATTCCACTACGAGTTTAGGGAACTGTGAAACAAATAATAGTGCTTATTCTTTATTAGCCCAAAATACAACAGTTTGGGGAATACAAAATAATAGTGCTTATGTTGTTTCTACTACTGGTGCTGGAAGAAGTTTAGCATACCAAGAATTAAATGAATCTGATTGCATTGTAGAAGCAGATGTTACTATAGGTGCAAGTAGCAACAACGGTCTTTCTTTCCGGATAACAGACTTAAATAATTTTTGGTTAGTGACAATTCAATCAACTTGGATTTCATTAACTAAATACGTTGCAGGTACTGCTACTGGTGTAGCTACTATTAATAAAACTTTTGGAAGTGGTAAGTTATCCGTTTTGTTAAAAGGGAATAAAATTGAAATTTATTTAGATGGATTTTTAGTCACAAAAACTTATGACTCCTTTAACTCTACAGCAACGAAACATGGACTTTATTCAAGAGCTGAAGGATTTGACTGTAGATGGGATAATTTTTGTGTAAAACCATTAGGAAATGTTCCATTTAATGTAGATGAAAAATTTGAAACTAGTTTATCTAAATGGTATTGGACTACTGAATCCCCTGGGATGTCTTATTCACAAACATTCAATTCGACTATAAAAGAAAGTGGTAATACTTCATTGAGAATTGAATTACGAAAAACCGATCCTGAAGTAGCGAATTCAATGCGTTGTGAAGTTACCTTGCCTTCCGAACCTCCATTAGAGGAACATTGGTATGGAGTTAGTATCTATTTACCTAATGGCGGTGTAGATGATTATGCTTTGGATACTTCTGCTGAGTCATTGATTCAGTGGCATACAACACCTGATAGTGGAGAACAAAATGTATCACCTCCTTTAGCTTTGCTAACACAAAATGGACGTTATGTTCTTTCGATGAATTATGATGATGGAAGAATGAGTAGCCAGTCAAACCCTTACACATTGACTTCATTTCAACAAGATTTAGGCTCATATGATACAGATAAAGGTAAATGGGTTCGTTGGGCTTTTCATGTTAGATGGGGTTGGATAGCTTCTCAAAATCCTATTACAGAAGTATATAAAAACGGACAATTAGTATTCCAATACAATGGCTACCCTAATTGCATGAATGATCAAATTGGGATATACCCAAAAGTAGGTATTTATAAATGGGATTGGCATTACGGAAACCCTTCTTTAACAACTAAAAGGGTTGTTTATTATGATAACTATTTTATGAAGTAAGGTAAAAATCAATAAATATTTCTAGATAAAATCATAGTTTTACAGGAATATATAAAACCGTAAAGTGTAGTATTTACAAGGGTTTTACAGTTTAAATGAAATAAGCATAGAGAGTAGATAAGAGTTAATCTCCCCTACTCTCTTTTTAAATTATACGAGGAGGATCATAATGGTAAAGTATACTCCAGTTATGAAGAAAGATTTAGATTTAACAAATGCCAATGTGGCAGCGAATACTGCGTCCTTGGCCGATAAAGCGGAGCAAGTAGATGTTGATTTATTAGCTTCAAATACAGCAATTAAGTTTCTTCAGCAAAAAGAACCATTCATTGACACGCATGCATTCGATAGCTTTAATAGGGCTGATTCTACAACTACTTTAGGAACACCAGAAACATCAACTCAAAACTGGAATGCTTTATCTGGGACTTGGGGAATTTCAGGGAATCAAGCATATACCCCGTCTGGTGGTTTGTGTTTAGCTACATTAGATTACGGTCTTAATAACTGTGTCATTGAAACTAATATGACGGTGGGTTCCCAATGTGGTTTAGTGTTTAGAGTTCAAGATACGTCAAACTTTTTTTATATTCGTATGGAAACAGATTCAATACGTGCATATAAAAAAGTTGCTGGTACTGATACTGCAATTGGTTCTCTTTTTAAAGTGGCAGGGACATTTGTTAATATCAATTTAAAAGTTGTGCTTAACAACGCAAACATTAAAATTTTCATAGATGGTGTTTTAGTTATTAAAGCAGTAGATTCAACGTTTCTTACTCAATCAATCCATGGACTTTATGCTCGATTAGTCGATAGTTCACGTTTTAAAACATTCTCAATATCTTCATTAAGACATATTAACAATCTACAGATAACGGAGAATTTCGAGAATGGTTCACTTCCTTGGTATTGGACAATTGAAACTCCTGCACAATCATATTCGCAAGGATTTAGCACTAATTTCATTAGAGAAGGAACAAAGTCGTATCGTTTTGAACTTCGTAGTACTGATCCAGATGTATCAGGGTCAAAACGAAGTGAGATTCGTGCGCCTATCGAATACCCGATGGAAGAACACTGGTATTGTATGAGTATCTACCTTCCTAATGGTGGCAGTGAGGATTATCAACTTGATCTACCTAGTGGAGAGATTGTTACCCAATGGCATCAGCAAAATGATGCAGGAGAAAACATCTCGCCATGTCTTTCTTTATTAACTGGCGGTAGTGGTAAATGGCTCTTACATCGAATGTGGGATGATGCAAGGTTTACTCCAGATAATACAGCTATGACAAACAAGGGTAATGACGTTTACTATGATTTAGGTTCATGGGTAGACGATAAAGGAAAATGGATTGACTGGATGTTCCATGTTCGTTGGGGTTGGAGAGTAGAACAAAAACCTTTATTAGAAGTGTATAAGAATGGGAAACTAGTTCTCAATGCAAATGGTCTTCCTAATATGACAAATGATGCTAACGGAGTATATTGGAAAGTTGGTCTATACAAATGGGATTGGCATACAACTCCAACACCATCAACTATTACAAAAAGGATTGCTTATTACGACCAACTAAAAATACTCTAATGGCGTACTAGGAAACTATAGCGTAACATCGTAAAATCAGAATTTTACTTAGAAATAGTAAACTGGAAAGTTCAATGTTTACAAGGGTTTTTCGGTTTGAGTATTTTTGTAATTAGTGATTAAAATATAAATAAATAGAGGGTAGATTAGGATTAAGTTCCTTTTCTACCCTCATTTTTTTGTTTTATCTGTTAATTTTTATATTTCATTAATTCAGATAATAAGTTACACTAACATAGTAGAAAGGAAGGATTTTCCATATGAATCAATATACTGAAACAATGACAGCAGGATTTACACTTCGAAATACTAGACGTAAAAATAACAAAAGTATGATTGCCATTGCAAATGAAGTTGGCGTAACTGAAGCGTTCATTTCTCTTGTTGAACGAGATAAGCAAATTCCAGCAAACGAAGAGCTCATGGAAAAACTAGCTGTTTCATATGGAATTGAACGAAAAACCTTCTTTTTGTTATTTGGTAAGCTACCTTCTGATGTAATATGTGAAATTGCTGAATATAAAGATTTAGCCAACTTCTTATTTGAAATGACGAAACGAAACCTCACTAAAGAAGAAAAAGCATATCATTATGATAAGCTGCGACTATTTTTATAATGAGAGTTTAAGTACTCTCTTCTCCCCTTTTTGTTAACCTATTATACAATTCTAACCCTTTTGGACTTAACCAACTTCTAGTCTGTTCATCTTCGTAGTATTTTAGAAAATCTCGTTTCTGTTTTTCTTGATTCCTCAACACATCAAAATAATGATCTTCGCAATACCATTTAGTCCTCCCTACTCCATCCCAACTTTCCACAGGAGCTAGCATTCTTTCTTTAGCACAAAACATACAACTTCCCTTTTTAAGCATGAATTAGTACTCCTTTTAAAATAAAATATACAAATATTTCGTAAAACTTATTTATTTTATATTTAATATATTCTATAATAAATTTATCAGAATTCCTTATATAAATCATTAGTTGTACATTTTACTAACGCACACTATAATAAGGATATAATAAAATTTACGTTTTCGCATTCGCAAAAGGAGTGGTAATTTGAATTTAAAAAACTATGTTGCAGAGCATAATGTTCTTAATATTGTTGGGTATATCCGTAAGTCTCGACAAGATTTAGAACGTGAAAAAAGAACCGGTGAAGATACACTTGCAGAACAAACAACTTTAATGACTAGAACATTGGATTCAATTGAACTACCGTATGATTTACAGTTTGAAATTGGTTCAGGTGACAGTATTGCAGGTAGACCTGTGTTTCAAGAAGTTATTAAAGATATTGAAGCTAAAAAGTATCAAGCAGTAGCAGTTAAAGAATTATCTCGTTTAAGTCGTGGTAGTATGACTGATGCTGGTAGGATAATTGAGCTGCTTACAGATCATCGTCTGATAATAATAACACCTTATAAAGTTTATGATCCACGCAATCCAATGGATATGAAGCAGATTCGATTTGAGTTATTCCTTGCCAGGGAAGAATACGAGATGATTAAGGAAAGAATGGTTGGTGCTAGATATATCTATGCCTCACAGGGTAAATGGGTTGCTGGTAAATCTCCTTATGGATATGACTATGATAAGAAGTCACAGAAGCTAAAAATAAATGAAGAAGAAGCTAAAACTGTTCGTATGATATACGATATGTTTCTAAATGGTTTAAATGGATCAGAAATGAGTTATACTGCTGTCGCAACTTATATGACTAAGTTAGGCATTAGAACGGCTAAAAACAAGAATAACTGGGCTTATAGTCAAATTAAGAATATATTAACAAATGATCTGTATAAAGGTGTTATTAAATTCCGTACTCACGAACGTAACAGAGATGGTCAAAGAATAATAAGACCTGACCATGAACATATTTATGTTGAAGATGCTCATGAGCCAATTATTGATAAGGAAACATGGGAAAAGGTTCAGTTAAAAATAAAGAATAAAATAACTCCCCATTTTAATCCATTGGACTTTACACCAAATGAATTAGCTGGAGTGTGTACTTGTGGTAATTGTGGTAGGAAATTAATTAGAAATGCTCAAAGAAGAATATATAAAAAACAAGATGGTACTGAAAGTGAATACTATCAAGAATTTTTAAAATGTCCAGTTCCAGGATGTATGAATGTTAAATATCGAGATGTTGAAGAAGCTATTATCGATCATTTTAAAACATTAGATGGTTTCAGTAATAAAGATTTTCAAAAATATTTAGAGTCAATGTATAAAAATATTAACAAAGATAGTGACTCAGAGACAAAAAATCAAATGTTACTGCAAATTGAACAAAAAGAAAAAGAGCTGAATGAACGACTGAATTTTATATTTGAAAAGTATGAAAAACAAATTTATAGTGACGATGTGTTTATTATGAGAAAAAAAACTATCGATGATGAAAAACTTAAGCTTAAGGATGCTAAAGAAGAGATATTAAACTCAACCACTTCTACTAAGAATATTGCTGTAAAAGAAATTAAAGCTGATATTAAAAACCTTCTAGCTGGATATAGCTATTTAAAAAGAAAAGAGGATAAAAATGAATTACTAAGAAATTTATTAATTCGTGTGCCTGTAAAAATAATAGAAAAAGGTTCAGGAACTAGATCATCTCGATTTAGAATCATGCCTGTACTAAAAATAAAAATGAAATCAAACGTTGAAACCCTTGCTAAATAAGGGTTCTTTTTTACTACCATGTATGGCATACCTACCTATCAGTTTGTTATACCTATCAGTAAAGTATTCTTAGAAAAAATGTATAAGGAAAAACTACATTGCTGTAGCTTCCTTATACATCAATTTTGCAAGGACTTGATATAAATCGTCAAGTGTATTTTCGGCTTCGTCTTGTACTATTATATCAATAATATATTTCTCACGCTCAATGCTAGCAATTATTTTTTTTCCTTCTTTATTATATGCGTCTCCTTTTTCCACTAAAACCACCTCAATATGTATGTATGCAATTTCCAGATTGTCCTATGTATGTAAAAATTACTTTCGTTCATGTTTCTCAATTAACTCATCTAGTAAATAATTTATGTAATAGCGATACTTAACTTTCTTTTTTACATTCTTGATCTCAGTGCCAACTTCTTCACATATCGCAAAAGGTATGCTACTTTTGTTTATTTTACTTATATATGTATTTGGTAAGCCTTCTTCTGCACACCTTTTATATAGAAGAAAGTCGTCAATATGTACAAAGAATGTTCGATTGTCATTTTCTCTAAAGTTAAAGATGAATCCTGGAATATTCCCTTCGTATTCTGATGCTTTAGTTAATGCATTGATTTGGTGTTGCTTAATTATTTTTTCATCAAATGAGATAGATTTACTTTTAGTTGATTTAAATTCAACAGGAAATAAATGACCCTTGTAAAACATGAAACAGTCATAGTTATTCTTACTAACCCTAACTCGATTCCTTAAATCGGGCGGTACAAACGTATCTTTTATTCTGTTGTAGAATATTTTCTGATCTTTACATGATTGTTCTATGGCGGATTCAAACTCTTTACCTTCTTTACTCATAGTTTATCCCCTTAACATATGTATATTTTATTTAAATTTCCTTTTACTTCATTAAGTAGTTTTTTAATACTAACAGGTTGATTTGCAACAGCATTAAGATTAATATCGACACCTTCCCTATAAAATGTAATTCGAATATTATCGTTAGTTTGTTTTGGAAAAGGTCTATTTTCAAGCAGCCATTTGATATCCTCTAATATACATCTTTCATAAGACATGAAAGTAATTCCACCATAGCCAACTCCAACTCTTGTGTTGTACAATTCGTCATTCATATGATCTGTTCTGTGTCTACAATCAAGCTCACAAAAACCTTCTACAGCTCCAGGTGGGAATCCTAATGCTAATCCTATGCATTTATCATTAAGACTGTCGTTAATTTTGTAATTGCGTTTGAATTCATTTGCTTCTTTATGAGTGTGGAAAAACCAATAGTTTATTCTTTTCCTATTGTTTCGATAGCGTAAAGTCGTATCTCTAACAAAGAAATATTTATTCTGCTCCTTAAGGTGTTTTATGTCCATTTTATCATCAGGATGTTGTAACCAAACTGCAGGTTTGTAGACTTCTATAAAAGCAATAGCTGCTGAATTTAGTTTTCGTTGATCCACTTCAATTTCGAACTTTATTTTCATTATGTATCTCCTTTTCTAATATTCTAGTTAAAACCAAAGTTTTATTTTAATCTTTAAAAACAACAATTTCATCATTAGCAGTATTAATTATGTGAAATGGTGGAGCAACACTTGTGCTAAATTGAGTTGCTGCTTTTAAAGCTAAATGTATTCTTTCTACTGGAGTAAGTGAACCCCCTTCAGTAGTAGCTAATGAACCTAAAGCAAAATCCTGACCTGATCCCATTGCTTCATAGTTTAATGAAGATTCTCCCACTTGATAGTCTGATTGAATACTATACAACCTATCTTTATATCCAAATAAGAAAAACCCACCTTCTTTTTCTCCTCCATATGTTTTGCCATAGCTCCCATCATCAAATAATCTTATGACGTTTGGAATAAATTTTGTAACTAAATATTTATGATCAATGTTAGGTTCGTCTCTGCTATCTATTAAACCAGTTGCATACATTAATAATTGACACATTCTATATGAGCCACAGCTTCCAACAATAGCGTTTTTTGAATCTTGTAATTTGAATACCTTTTTATCTTTTCTTACTGTCTTTGAATGACCGTTAGAACCTAATGAATCAGCACCAATATATGTTACTCCATTGTGAATCAAACCTATGATACAAGTCATCTCATTCATCTCCTATATAGTTTTATTTATATATGTATATTTCATTTTATTAGGGATAATATTAGTAAGCATCTCTAAGATTTGCCCTTTCCCTATTTCTTTCTTATATGTATAGTTATATTTTTCTATTATTTCTTTTACTGAGTAATTATCTAAAGCCATATTTAGTATAAATCTCTCATCGTCTCTAAAATCGGTCTGTTTCAATATTTCTTCAAATGTTTTAATCAATGCCCAGAAGTCACTTTCGAATTTATCACGATATTTATCTTTTAAATCACTATATGTAAGTATTAAACCTTTATATGTATTTGGATCGCTCATTGAAATTTTATTCTTGCTCAAGTTTACTTCTTTACCTTGTTCGTTCACGTACTTTGTATTTGAATTAATGTTTATTACAGTTGACGTTTTCGCCAATTTCTTTGGAATAATTTCAACCGATAGTATTCTTTTCGATAATTCTAAGTCACCTTTTAATTCTATGTACATTTTTTTTAGTTTATTATAATGCTCTCTTCCTTTAGTTTTTATTAAACTTGATATAAAATTTTTTCTTTTTTCTATGTTTCTAATGTGTTGCCCAATTAATCTACCAATTTCTTCTACAGCTTCTTCTAACTGATTTATACATCCTTTTCTATACTTGTCACTTTGAATGGATTTTTCTTTAGATCTTTCATATATGTCTTTATAATAAAAGGAGCTGAGATATTTCCCATTGTAGTTATATTTCAATATATTCTTCGATCTATGTAGTTCTTCTTCACTTGTAAGAAATTCTTCTTTAGCTTCTATTGTTGCTAAATTATCATACAGTTCTACAACTTGTTTTATTGAGTTTATATCATATTTATAACTTTTTGCATATTTTTTAATAGCACCATATAAAAACCGTTTAAAATTATAGTTATCTAATGAGAATACTACGTAACTTTCATATGACTCCCAAATATTTGTTATTAAATAACTCTCTAGATCGGAATTGCCCCCTGCATATTTATCAACATAATTTTTAACCCTATGTAATACAAGTTCTTCGTTTGTTCTTAAGGGTTTTCTATTAGCACCTTGCCCACCTTTAGTCATATTGTAGCCATTATCAAATGCGTCAAGTAATTCTATGAATAATATTTCACGTTCATCTAATAATTCATCGGGACATTTCATTTCAACTAAAGTAAAATTTTTCATATCGTATTTGCATAGTGCATTTTTTAGATGAACATTATGTGTATTCTTTAATACATTCCCACTGTACCTGGTGTTAAAATTATAAATCGTTTGTCCTACATATGCTTTATTGTTAATTTTATTGATTAATATGTAAATAGATCCCATTTCTCTCTTCCTCCTACGTCTAGGAGAGCTAGCCCTTTACGTGTACACTTACCTATATATGTATATTTCACTTTAAAACTTATTTATGTAATAATTCTTTTTTATTTTGTTCTATGTATTTATCGTAATCTGTTTTGAACATCCATTTGTAATCACCTGTTTGAGTCCGTTTGCCATTACACACTTTTGAAATATGTGCATTTGAAATAGTTGTATTATTTTGCGCCTCTAATGCTGATTCCCAAGTTTTCAAGTAATCTCCATTTAATGTTAATTGAACAACTTTTTTTGGACTATAACTTATCTCTTTCTTTGGATTGTAGTAGCACCATTGTAGCACTACGCCTTGCTTAAGATATTTTATAACTGTAGTTTTACTTAATTTTAACTTTTCACTTATCTCTTTAGCACTTTTACCCTCATTCCATAGTTCACTAGCTACTTTAACAAGTGTCTTACATGCGAATTCATGACACTTTAACCAGTCAACTTTAGATAAGTCGAACAATTCGTTTAGTTTACTGTTTAGAATGTTATTTTTAATAAACTCCATTTCAGATTTCCGACAATCAACAACTATGTAATTGCTTATTTTATTCTCTTTAGATAATCGCTCTTTTAGTCTATCATTCTCTTGTTCTTCTAATAAAGTTCTACCCCTTGAAGATTCTTCGTAATGTTGTTTTCCATGAGTTTCAATAACCACATTTAATGTTGGGAGATAGAAGTCGTACTCTTTATTTTTTGACCATTTAAATTTTTTATGGTAATCAAACTTTATCAGGATCTGCTCTAAGAGTTTATACATAAATTTCTCAGGGTAAGATAATCCATCTCTACAAACACAAGACAAACCTTTTTGATATATACTATTTATTTGTCTATTTTCTATTTTACTCCCACAATCAGAACACTTGAAATCAACTTTTTTATTTGATTGATGTGTATGAGTAAAAGTATCTTCCTCATTCCAAAACAGTTTCGCAAATTCTGGATGAGTAGTGGTAATACAATTTAACTCATTTGCTGCTGCAAGTACTATCCCATTTTCTTTTGCAGAGCACTTCTTACATCTATCTAATCCATCTTTATTATTCTTTCTGCAATTTAATATAGTTTGATAAATTTGGTTAGGGACAGTTTCTCCACATACATCACAAATTTTAGTTACTTTTATTCCTGCTTTAAGCAAATCCTCGATTTTAACAGCTATTTTTGTTCCTCTTGAAACTGTTGATTTTCCCCACTTATTACGTGATTTAGGAAACTTATATCCTTTTTCTTCATAATGTTTAGCTGATTTGTAGTTATACTTAACCCAAACTTCCTTCTCCAATATTGCCATTCTCTTTCCCTCCTATGATCAGTAGGAGTCATTGCAATGCACTTACATAACGTTATGTTCCTATGTATTTATTAATGCTTATTTCATTTATAACTTTAATATTATAATACTACGAATCTCATTTACTGTAAATATATTTGTTTATTTTATTTATAAAAACACACCACCCCAAACGAAGCGATGTGTTTTTAGTTGTTTAGTTTAAGTTATTTTTTGTAACTTTATTTATTGCTTCTGTTATCGATGCTGCTAAGTCTGAAGATTTTACTCCATCCTTTCCAATATTCACTGTAACTCCATTATCTAACTCATTAAATAACTTTTTTGCAAATTCAGGATCGTTAGACAATTCTCTTAAATTAACTACTTTTTCATTTTCTTTTAATTTTACTAAAGAAGAATTATCAGTAATTGGACTGAAACCTCTAATATCTGAATTATTCAATTTAATACCTCCACCCTTATAAACCATGTCTCCTGTATATCTACTAGGTACAACAGATAACTCTATACAAACCATTCCAAATCCTAGACCATCTGTCTCAACTTTATCAACTTTCACATTTTGTATTGTGACATTGTCAACATTAAGTTTTAAATCATACGTGTTTTTTAATTTAAGTAGTGCTTCTTCCATTGTTCCTATATAATTAGAAACTCTTCCTTTCACTTTGATAACATTTAGAGGCAACTCCTCTGCATCAACTTCTCTTAAAATTAATACTGATTGATGTTCGTTTGGTAAGTATTTATTTTCAACCGTTTTGTAAAATTCAGCTTTGTTAATTTTCATTTTCATTCTCCTTTTATATGTATAATTTGTTTTTAAAATTACTCTGTAACTACTCCAATTCCCATTCTGAAGTATAGTTGATACTTATTAGCTTCTTTATCTAAGTGAAATGCCGGGTCTCCTTCAATTGCAACAATTCCTTTTTTTTTAATTTCAGAGTTGTTATAAGTAAATGGAATTTCTGAAATTAACTTGTTGACATGATTAATAAAATAATTATTCAATCTAAAAGAAATATTTAAAGCAACATCTTCAATGCTTTTTTCAGATCTGTAAATATCATCGATTTCAAAAAGAGTTGCACTAACATTTAAAGTTGTAATTCCAAAATGTTTTACTATAAATTCAGCCTTACTACCTCTTTTAAAAAGCTTTAATTCGAATAATTCATTAGGTGTTTTACTAATTACTGATAAATGTTTATTTATTTCATGCCATATTTTTTCCTCTCTATCCAGTTTATCCAATATAATCTCTCCTTGGTTCATTTATCATTCTCCTCTCCTATGTAAAATGAATGTTTTAGTTATTTTCTCGTATTACGCAGTAACTTCTTCTACTTTTTGATACCAATTATGATTTTCTTTAAACGTTTCATTTCTCTTTTTTACTATCATTGAAGCAGTTTCTTCAAATGTACAAATACAAATTACTACACAATCATTGAATTTATCCATACTTAACACAACGTACATCTTACGCTCCTCCTTTTTATTACGTGTTAGCTGTCTTTAGTTCATTCTTGATAAAACAAATCTTTTAGTTAGACTTACTTATCATAAACAAATTCATATGTATCTATTAAATTATCAATTACAACTGGTATTTCATGAAAAGGTACTATACCATTGTAATTGACTGATAGATCATCTGGACTCATATTCAATGTTGCCTCATACTTTTGTATAAACTCATTTAAGTAATTACCATTGATTCTTATATACCTAGGTGTAATTTTTCTATGAAATTCTGCTGATGCTTTTGCATATTCAAGGTATGCTTTTGCTTGTTCTTCTGTAAGTCCTAGCATAACAATCCTCCTTTCTAATTATAAGTATCAAACTTATTCAGATACCATTTCATATGTTTCTTCAAATATTTCCTTCTCAACAGGGTAACGCTCACCTTTTATTCCTGTAACTATGTAATGTTTACCAACTTCTACCTCATACCATCCTTCTAATGTTTTGATCGCAGGCTTTCTAGTAGACTTAGGTAGTGCCTTTCCTTTCCCACTTTCAAAGAATCCTATGAATTTACCATCTAAGAAGTAGCAGCCAAAACCATCTTCCATGCCCATTTCGAATGGCTCTGCTTCAATTACTATTGGTTTCTTTTTATATTTTGCCATGTTCTCACCTCATAAAATATTCATTTTATTCACTAATAAATTCTAACTCTGCTTCAAATGATACCAGATAATCCTCACCTACAAATTTATTATCAACTAGAAATACAATATTTGTTGAATCATAATTCTCCTTATCATCCTTTGTCCATGCCCAAAATGACAACTCATCTCTCCATAGCTCTATGCCATCTTTGTTTGTATATAGCTTAATCATATTTCTTCACCTCTTGTTAAAATATTGGATTTACTTTATTTTTTAAATTTCTTTTGAATCTCATTTATGTATGTCTCTAATTCATTAAAATTCTTACATTCTAAAACTAATTCTTCTTTTGCGTATCCTAAAGCGTATAGCACAGACAACGCTTTCGCTAAACAGTTAAGTATAGTTTTATCTTCTGTTGTTGCCATTTGATCCACCCTTTCTATGTAAAATGTAGGTTTTATTTATCAAAAATCCTTTTTAGTTTTTTTAACGCTTCCTCAGATCGCTTCATTAAATCTTCCATGCATAAGCCAGGTGTTCGTTTGGGTAAAGTTCCAGTTGGTTCATCTTTTAAAAGCGGATGTTTCTTCTTCATTTAGCAGCTCCTTTTACTCATCATCTTTGCCGAATAAAATCAAACCAATTTCATAAATGTTATTTTCAGTTTGAATGATCATTTATTTCACCTCCTGGTTAATGAGCTAATAGAACTAATCCAATAATGATAAACCAACACATTAAAGCTATTAAAATACCGTTTAGGCATCCCCGAAAGAAATTCATTCTAGTTCTCCTTTCAGATCTTCGCGATGTTCAGCTCTACATATTAGTGTGTATGTGAAATAAGTGTTATTAGAATTTAAATTCTTAGCCATGTTCTCGCTAACTTCTTTTAAGTTTCCTGATTCATTTCCCATAATAATGTCTCCAACTTTAAACTCGCGCTTAATTTCGTATGGAGCTCCCTCTACAATTCGTGCTATTTCTGTTAGAGTTAAGTATGGTCTAGTCATTCCATAACATCTGTAGGATATAAAATCAAATTTATTCTTAATCTCACCAAATGCCATACCTTCATTGATAAGTTCTGCTTGTTCCTCAGTAACAATAATTTTATTCACTTTCCATTTCTCCTTTTATATGTATATTTCATTCTAAGTAAAACTGGCATTTTAATGTATTATTTAGTCGAAGTGCAACGTTGATAAACTTCATCAGTTGCAATAGGCATGCCGTTTGAATCGTAATAAGCTAAATAACTGTTAACACCACTAATGTATAGTTCTTCGTCCCAGCCATAGTCAAGTTCTTCTTCGTATTCTGCGTGAATGTAGATGTTATATTTTTCTTGTAAGTTATTTAATTCTTCCATAAATGAATCGAATTTTGATTTACTCACTTTATTACCTCCTTACTGCGTTATAGTTGTGTAAAATACTCATTTTAAGAAAACTCACCTTCGATCATCTCGTATAGTTCTTGTGAAATCTCAACTTCATCAGTTCCACTATAGTCACCTAGCGTTAAATAATACTTGCCATTTTTTTCTATTGCTACAACCGCACCATAGTAATTACTTAAATTTAAATTAATCATTTAATCAGCTCCCTAATCAATTTGTAACTTTCCTCGTTATATAGAACTTTCTTACTTGATAAATACTGAAAGATTAAATCGTCTAACTCATTCTCGATTTCCAGGTATTTCTTATGTAATTCAATATCATATGTAAGTGGAAAATTTTCTTGCTGCTTGAGTAAATCTTTAATTCGATTTTCCAACGCATCACCTCTTCAATAAGCTAATAGCTTTATCAATTTTATCTAATACTTTACTAATCCCGAAATCTACAACTTTAGTATTAGGTTGATCAGTCTTCTTTTTCCGTTTTAGTTTCTTCCTCATGTTGCTCTTCGCCTACCTCTTCATCTGACGGATAAATATCTTC